GTAGTCATGCATCAGAACAATGTTCTCGTATTTTGCTTTCTGAACAAGAATGTTCTTCTTGCGGGTAATCCATCTTGGCTTTACCGACTCGTCAAAGTCAATCTTGACAATGTCTTCACCTTCTATTCCAGATGAATCGCCACCACCAACGAAAAGTATTTCGTATTCAGGGATGCTAAGACTGCGGATGTTCTCAACTATTTGATTAAGGCGATTCTTGTCCTCATAAATAGTGATTATCCCAAAGGTCCAAGAGATGTCATGCATTCTCCGCACCTTCTAGTATTGAGCGATAAACATAATTCCATTCAGGTCCGCGCTTTTCCATGGTAAAGAGATTCTTTACATTCTCAAGGTTTACTTCAACCTCGTCGCGGCGCATGATTGGGTCCATAAGTTCGCTCAAATGGTATTCCCATTCACTCTTGTTCCTTGCTACTCTTCCAACTCCGTGGTTAGCCATGAATTCATACTCTGGAGACCAAGAGGAAATAAAAGGAACACCAGCAGCGACATACTCAAGTCCTTTGATAAATGACTTTGCATGATTGAACTGCACATCATTCAGCGGAACAATTCCAATATCAATAGGAGCAAATAGTTTTGGATAATCAAGAATCGGCACCAAAGGCATAGTTGTCGTGCTGTCCCTGCTAATACCAAGTTGGTCTGCTGCGTGCGCCGCATTGGCCTGCAAATGCCCAGAATGGTGAAACTTGAGACCATTGCTATTGATAAACGAACCAACCGAATCTGCTACTGATTCGAGGTCGCTTGAGCGCCAAGGGGTAGCCCCAACCCAACCGATTGTTGGTTTGTCAACAAAGTTGACTGGCTTTCTCTTCCACCTGTCGAGGTCTATCCCATTGCGCACCATGAATACATTGTCATTCATTTTTGAGTAGTAGTCACCAAGGAATGGGGTTGAGACAATAATGGCATCTGCGAGAGAGATAATTTTATTGTAGATATCTCGGTTATTCTCTGGACTTTTTTCTGGGTCGGTAACATCGTAGGCACGGTTAGTCTTTTCGAGACCGTCGTGCCAGTCATCAATATCCACGACGATTGTCTGCCCTAGCGCTTTTGCTTTTTGCATCTCATCAAGAACTCGCTGGTGCATGATGAGTTTGAAAACGATTATGTCCCAGCCGTGTACTGCCTTTTCATCCTCAACCATTAGGCCAAATCCATGCGCTTCATTAAACCCTGGGAAGCCCATACCAGTTCCCCACTGGTGCTTCTTAAGTTCCCTTGATGGAAGCAGGCAGCGATACCAACCGCATCCATTGGGCTGAAGCGGCTTTGTTCCCCAAGACCAGTCAAATGTTAAGAATGCGATGTTTGGCGAGTTAGACATTTTGATTTACCAATCTTTGTTACCGTCGCCTCAAAGCATAGCAAACCTAGATGGCTATATGCGATTATTTGCTCATTGATAGCCCTGCTCTTGGGCCAAGGGATATCACCTCATGGCTTACTCCTGCTGGGACATAGATGAGGTCTCCATGCTCCAGTACATACTCTCCGAAATCTGTAATCCATTTTGTTGAACCCTTACACTGCCAAAAATGCACATCCTCGGCATCGCTATGTTTTCCAAAACCATGATTTCCCTTTGCTGTTGATACATATACATGCGCGACGGTCAACCCAAGCATATTTAAAACAACTTTTGCAGGCTCAATTGTGTGGCCGTCTGTCGTCATTGTAAAACAACCACCTATGCAACGAAACGGCCTTCCAGATAATTTTGATTCTTCAATATTTTTATTTATTTCGTCCCATGTTGGTGTTAAGGAGTGAAAATTTTTTGTAAAAATCACCATTTGTACATAATAGCGGTAGTATTTCGTCATGGACAAAAAAGAGCCGTTTCGCCTCGTAGTCAGAGACAGAAGTTGCGGAACATGCACAAAGTGTTGCGAGGGGCACCTATCTGGCGAGGTTAACGGGATATCGTTCTACGAAGGAAAGCCTTGTCACTTTACGGACATTGGTTCTGGGTGCTCGATATATGAAGACAGGCCAGAGAACCCATGCAAGGCATTTAAGTGCGAGTGGCTATCTAACCCAAATTTCCCAGAATGGCTAAAGCCAAACTTGAGCAATGTCATATTCGTATATGCAACGATTGGTCCCCATGAATATGTTTTTGCCAAAGAGGCTGGCGGCAAAATTGATGCCAGGACACTTTCCTGGGCAATCAACTTTATGTCATTCAACAAGTTTAATTTTGCTTGGCAATATGACGGCGGCTGGAATGCAATAGGTACTGATGAGTTTGTCAAAGCATATTTTGAAAACGAAGGATACTATGCACCAAATTCAAAGATTGACAATCGCTAGATTGTCAAATCAAGAAAATCAAAGTTAAAAGCAACAACTGTCTTTCTCTGATTTGAAGTATTTTCTGGTGAACGGTGAATAAGAGATGCTGGGAATAAAACCACATCTCCTTCAGAAACATTAAATCTCTTCGCAACTGATGTATTGAAAGGCTCAATAAATTCAGTTGCGCAACTAAAATCTGGCAGTTCTAGGTAATAAATTCCAGCAAAATTAGACCCAGCGTGATGATGCCAATGATGAAAGTCTCCACTTTCATATTGCTGGAACCACACACCGCGAATTTCTGGATTCTTGTGCAATATTGAATCTGGAAGAGTAGCCATAAAACCATTAAAGTATTCGGAGAATAACGACGACCATGGTCTTTCATTTTCTACAAGTGAAAAATCATACTTCGAAATTTGTTCAAGATTATTAGATGGGTCCTTTTTGGATTCAGATTGAGCAGACTGAATAAGGCCCAGCATTACTGGCTTCAATGATTCGTGGTTTGGCATTCTTCTAACCATATATGAGCCATTGAATTGGTATTTTGATACAAAATCAGACATTATTCCTCTTGTTCTTTAATTATTTTTGGTGATAAAACATTGATTCGTGAAAGTATTTCTCAATCATTTCTTTTTCGCGCTTCTTATAGTTTGCATGATAATCTTCTTTGTGCACTGGGTAATCATCTGGATTTCCAAAATACCAATGGTCTGGTTCTGCGTAGTGAGCAATTAGCACCTCTACATAATCATCATATTTATGACCAGTAAATTTCGGTCTCCAGTGTAATTGGTCAACACCATAATACAAAAGAGCATCAAGGTCTTCGCATAGAAACTCTTCTGCATTCACCCAAACTGGCCACGCAACGCTTGACCTCAGTTGTATGTCAACAGTGTATGTGCATGCGTTATCGTCTAAATGAGCAGGGAGCGCTGGTTTGCCATGCCTTGGAGAGTATTGAAACCACTTAAAATAAGACGGTATGGCAGTATCAGAAAAATTCTCAGCAACAATCGTATCAAGCAAATGATATACCTCTGGAGATAATGATTTTCCATCAATGTATTTTGGGTCTATATCTGCACTTTTTCTTCCAATATCCTTATCAAATAGATTATAAATCTGCGGCCTTGTAATGACATGTTCTGCAATCTCGTCTCTTTGCATTGACGATATTACATTTTTGAGTATTTTTGGACTCTTTATATTTGTCATACAATCAATGATGGCTTGCACTCGTATTTAATCGGTTTAGGCTCTGGCTCATTACACACAATGAATGTGCTAATCATCCATTTATCTCCAGATATTGGGACCCTCCCAACATGTGGGTGTGTCCAGTAGGCAGGAAAAATTGATATATCCCCAACAGAGGCTGGAATAACAACATCGTGTTCTGGGAATCCAGTCCCTCCACCAACCGACACGGTGTTTAGATACATGACTATACCAAGAACGCGCAGATTAATCGGCGCTGGAGACCAAGGGTCGCCATCTGTGTGTGACCTGTAGAATCCACTTCTTGGGAAATATCTTTGAAGTCTATACCCAGTGTCATATAAATCGACATGGTGTAATTCTTTATACTCCTGAACATACATTGCCAGGGCTGAATAAAGGCCCATTGATATTGCATCTTCACACTTAGAAAACACAGAACTATCAATACCAAAAGAATCGACGACATCTTTTGAGAAGGAAAAATCCATTGTATTTTTTACCTTTAGATTAATCCCACCAAGTGTTGGTCCTGGTGAAAAAAGCGTGTCATAGTTTTCAAGACATTTATCTACCAATTCTGAACATACATTCTCTGGGATTGCATTTTTTACTACAGCAATTCCAGACGACCGTCCAGCAGGGAATTCTATTTTCATTTGCTCATCCATTGTTAAATTGATACTAGCGCTGAATCAACTATTTCACCATTTTCAAAAACTTCAATTAAAAAATCTCCAGGCTCTCCTGGAATAAAAGAACCTATAAGTGAATGTTTGTCTCTTACCAGCAAAGAAGAAGTGCATTCCTGACCATTCTTGGATACTTTTAATTTATAATTAGTTATATCGGCAAAATCATTTAGGTAGTCAAAAGCCATTGAATAACCAAAATTTACTTTTTCTGGAATATGCATCATAAAGCCGTTATTAATTGGGACCATCACAACCGATGCTTTTCCCCTGTCAAAGTCGAGTGACTCTGTTTTTTGAGAATCGCCAATCTGAATTGGTAGCGCCCATTCCTCTGCAATTTTTATTGCATCATCAATTTGAGCCTCAGAGGGACAATAAACAATTCTATCCATTATGTTTCTCTTTTCGTAATTCTCTATCAATCTTTGTTTGTTCTGCTTTATATTTTCCAGCAAAATCTTCGTACCTGAATGCGCCATCAAATCCGAGGTCATCAAGCAAGTAGTGCATTGCGGAATCTCCTCGTTTTAATGTTGCTTTCTTTGAAATATCTTCGCGCTTGAATGGTATTACATGGTAAATTGGGGTACCTTCTTTGATTGAGAAGGCGCTATTTCCTTTTATATTCAAGACTATATTTGCATGATGGTAGTAGTCAGTATTGACTACCCCAGCCATGACTTGGTAGTCATGGTTTGGCTCCCACTGTATTCCTAAAAATAATGATGAATATCCTGGTGCTGTTTTTATTAGCCAGGGGTTCAACAACTTTACATAATTAGATTTGCTTAGTTTTCTGTCATTTGACATAGGGCACTCACCAGTTTGGTTAAACCCAAATTGATTAACAGCGAGCGATTCGTCTGAAAAATAAAAGGCTTTTTCTTTATCAGAGAGTTCTCCAGCACTAAAAACCGTGCTACTTATGTTATCAAATTTGGCATCCCAGTTAGGATTCAACTTGCTTATAGGGGGTCTAATGCTTACATTTGCCCACATTGGAATCGTGTATCCAGAGCGCAAAAAATCAGATAAACCAGCACACCTACGAAGACCAAAGTCTCTTTTCTCTAACTGCTCATACCACTCTGGTGATTTTGTATTATTTGCATAAGCGGAAATTCGCGGATGGTATAAATGATTTGTTGATGGGACAATCAAAAGTTCGTTTGGTTTAACCTCTGGTATTTGGTCCCATGTATCTGCTTTTACTAACCCATTTTTATTATTTCGGATGTTTGAAAATAGACGCATGGGGGACCCTCTTCCTTTGAATTGCCATTAATCTCGAAGATGTGTAGTGCTTAATTATAGGTTCTCTGGACTGATATGCATCAAGCCCCATT